CAGGATAGACTACCTTCTCTGTAATCAGTCGTTCCCAATCTTTTGTGAATCCTATAATAGCGTCCATGATACAAACTGTTTCCAAAGATACTTTTTTACTCATAAGAGATTTTAAAAGTCTTGGGTGTTGTCCGTCTGTTACTTTCAATATGGTATCTATCTTAAATGTTTTAAGCAGGTCACTTACTTCTGTATTGAATAGGTATGCTTGTTTCTGTCGATTGTTCTTCCACTTCTTATATCTTCGGTCTGCTTCTTTATCTAACAAGTCACCTACCCAATAGTCTTTCTCGGAAAGATTTGCAATGAAGAAATCTTTGAGTTCATGTTTATATGTTCTTGATAGTTTACCAAAGTGAAATTTATCTTTACGTTTTAAGAAGGACGGTAGTTCTGCTTTGACTACACCATTGTATTTGACAAAGTCATAGTCCTTGGAATGAAAGTGTAATTTGATTCCAAGGTACAACTGATATGCATCGAATCCTTCTCTAGAGGTCACTTAACTAATGTCGGTTTAGTAGGAGTGACGATTGAACTGGTTGCTTCTTGCCATGCCTTCTGCACCTGTTCGTTTGTTGGTGTTACAAATACTACATTCTGAAATGTAACTTCTTCGGGATTCTCAGCACCAGTGACTGCTATCCCTCTCGCAAAACCCATTTCGCCTGACTGTGGGTTTTGTAATATCATTCTAGGTTTATCGATAGATACATTACCACCGTCAAGGTGTGTAAGTTTACCTACGTATTCACCGCTCACAGTAATGACTGTGACTATATCTCCATTCTTCATAATTACCTCACTTAAAAAATGTTGTTAAACTTGCCTGTGAATTGCTTCCACGATTCACCATATTAAGTTTCTTTGCTTCTGCTTCCAACCTTTCTTTGAGTGGGTCACTAAGCAATCTCTTCGTTGATTCGGGTTCTATCTTGTTGTTGTCGCATACCTTAATGATTGCGTCCATAACACTAGCACCCTTACTAAGTAGAACTTCTACTTGTTCTGTAAATTCTTTTTTTGATATCATTTCAACCGTCCTTGTAAAGTTGCAATCTCGGCCTTTTGACGGTCATTGGGTTCCTTTACTTTAAGTAAATTATCTAAGGCAACTTGCCTTCTATTTTGCACATTTTTCTTTTTCATATTCCGTATAAGTTTTTGTATTGAAGTCTCACTGCACATAAGTCGTCAATGTAGTCTTCGTGGTTTGCTGTAAAGATTTGGAAGTGACCGTTTTCCAACATAACCAACGCAACGATTTCCTCTATCTTTTTCCCTGTTAGTTCTTCAACCATGATAGCGTAAGCAGTCATTTGTAAGAACCATGGCCTTGCCATGTAATCTTCTTTGAACTTACTTGAAGTCTTGAAGTCGATTATGCACAAAGCGTCATCTAAGAATCCGATACAATCAACCCGTCCTGCCATTTTCAGTTTGTCTGAATACATGGGTGCTTCTAAAGCTAAGGGGATAATCTCGTCTAACACTGGACGTATGCCTTTGAACATACCTTCGTGTATTAGATTATCGAACTCTATGAAATCTTTTTCTTTACGTAAATAGTCTTCGACATGTTGGTGCATGGTCGTTCCACGTGAAGTAGCAGACTTTGTAATCCTGTTTGCTTTCTCTTCACCAACTCTTTTACGCCACAGTTTTATCTGTTCTCTTGATTCTAATCCAACAACGGTGGTGACACTTGGGTACTTATCGCCCTTATCGTCAACATAAAAACGTTGTCCATTTTCTGATACTGTCTTTAAATCTAATGATTCTAATTCAGTAATATCCATTGTGGATAATCTCACTTCTGTCATAATATTATTTTACTTCTTTTTGTTCTGTATGTCTACATGCTTTTTGACAATCTCTCTAGTCTTAATATCTTTGACTGATTGATTGTTGTATCGTTTGTCGAGCGGGCTGTCGGGGAACTTGCTACCGACTTTGGATAGCACTTCCTTAAAACCAGCATCGGTCTTGACTCGGTCACCCGTACCACCAACTATTCGTGGTGCGGATACCTGTTGTTTGAGGTGGGGATTGTTTAGTTTGAAATCGTCAAGGTCTCGCCATGACATTGTGTATTCAACCAATTCACCAGTTTCAGTATTATAAAAATCGTATCTAGGCATATTGTTCCATAAATGTAGGACGTTCTCTGTTAGTCCATTTCGCAAAATCTTTCTTCTCGTTTGCATAGTATTTATGGTACGAAATAATAGAGTCTTCGTGTTTGCAATAATCAGGCATTGCAGGTGGTGGTTGTCTCCATGTTCCTAGTTTGATATTCTGAGGAAGAACGTTTAGCAATTCCCTGAGTTTATCGTCTGTCATATGGACTTTACCATATCGATACGTGTACTCGTCACACAATGCAACAAACAAATCATACATGTATTGATACTGGATTGCATTCTCTCGCACCCATATAGCAGAAGGGTGATTGATATGACTTGCTTTGTATAAGACTCCGTCCATATTAGAATTATCTAGTCGCCACCTTCGGATTCGCCTACCACTGGTCTTGTCGATATATTCTGTACCGTCCAACATTCTGTGAGCAGTAGATAGCATTTGAGCATACTCAATAATCATTTTGACCACGTGTTTGTCGCAGTGCAAATGGGCAGACCTTACTGGGTCTTCATGTAAATAGAATATATTCATCGCTTTAACTTGATAAACTTACGTCTTGATTTTGAGAACAACTTGGAAGGTGTCTTGTAAAAGAGTTCTTCCTTAGTTCCCGTTTTGATATAACCAACATTCTGTCCCTTCTCATTGAAGATATATGTATGGTTCTTGACTTTGTATTCACCCCAATCAGTGATTTCTTTTAGATACGTATAACTCATTGTAATGATGATACCTCACTGGACAAGTTGCTGATATCAGATTCCAAAGTGCTTACAGCAGAACTAATACTGTCTGCAGTAGAGTCAAGCGAACTAATTTGAGAATCCAAATAATCAATCTTGTCTGCTAATTTATCTAAAAGGTCAATGATTTGATTATTGACCTCGGTTTGTTTGTTTTGAATCTCAATGTTATTTTTTAACAATTGGATTGCTGTTTCTACTCTAGCTGGCATATTTACTCCTTATTGTTACTTTGTCGGGATACACAGTAGCAAACTCACCAGTAAGATAAGCTTTTAACATGTAGTATTTCTTCTTACCAAAGTTAGGTGTTCGCATTATATCCCTGAAAACTTTTGGAGAATGTATATTGTTGCAGTTTAATTTATATCCAATCTCCTCTTCTACCCAAGGGATTTGTCTTTGTAATCTATGTAACTGCATAACTATCCCTCGTCTTCCCAAATAGGTTTAGTATCGCCCATGCAGAATACCTCAAGGATAGACTTCTGTTCACCCGTCTCACCATTGGTGAGCATTTCCGTCTCACCACATGGACGGCAGAACTCAATCCATTGGTCACCTAAAACTAGGTGGTTAGTGCCCGTTGCAGGGCGTCTAGTGTCACATATTCCGCAATGATTTGCCATACTTTCTCCTATATTAAATAATCAGGGCCATATTTTCTGTTACCAACAGAAACGTCATACCCATTGAACAAGTTTCCTCTCGGAGCATTTAGAGCAGGTGTTTTCCAACCAGCAGCTTTTAGAACGTCACCACATTCAAATGTGATACCCGTAGCACCTTTCTGAAATTCTTTCTTGTTTATGAATCCCCAAACAGACCTATCTTCACCATGTTCAGTGGTAATGATTTTGATATATTTGTTAGCAACCTTGTAACGGTAACCATACCAGTCAAGGGTAGGGAATTGTTTTAGATGTACTTCAAGTAAATCCTCACACAGTTTATCACACAATTGAAGCAACTCTTGTTCTTGGTTTACTTCGTTAACTAATTCTGATACTTTCATATTGTCTCCTTTATTCTTTATCATGTGTATAGGCTAACAAAAAATGCATGTCACTGTCAAGCGCTCATTTCATATTTTTCGTCTTCGATATCCATTTCGAGTTCGTCATGTTCGTTCTCGATAGACCTTAGTTTGTCTTCAAAGGGTTCTACCAACTCATAGATAGCACTCTCAAGTGCATTGACTTTCTCACGAACTTCTTTGACCTTCCATTCCATGTCGTCTGAGTCGATACCATTTTCTTCTGCCCAACTCTCCACTTTCATGTAGATATTGGAAGGTGTATCCATGTACTTTATCTGTCTAGTCTTTTCGTTGACTCTCCTAACCAGTGCTTCCATGTCCCACTTTAGGTCTTCAAGTTCACTTAGTTTTTTTACTTTATCTTCCATTAAAAATCTCCTTCTGCGACTTGGACAACAGTGGTTCCTCTCTGTCTCCACATGTCAACGACTTTGTTTCTGTCGTCAAAGACCAAGTCAATTTTACCACCCAACTCTTCAAACTTATCAGCCAAGTCGGATTTGAATTCTTCGTCAGGTCTGAAATCACCGTCAGGTCTCAAGAACAATCCTTTGTGACCGTCTCCAATCCACTCAGAAATTTGTTTCTCAGTAACCTCTCTCTCTGATTCGTTCCTAGCAGAAAAGAAAGCAACCTCATCACCTTGAGCGATAAACCTTTTTGCAATATCACAAACATGTTCAACAGGAGTATCATTTACAGTCTCTGCTCTAAATGCATTCCAGTCTGCAGGTTTTTGATTTACAAAATGTCTCCTATGTTCAACGTTCGCAATAGTCCCGTCAACATCGAAGATAATTACTTTCTTATTCATACTATAAGGCTAACAAAAACTAGCTGTCACTGTCAACAGCTAGTTTCATTATTTTCTTCTTATTTTTAAGGAAGTCCTGCACTGCTTTTGATTCAGACTTGGACAAATCCTTGACAGATTTGATACCCCAAGTTGTACCCAAAGTGCACAGTTTGTTACCTGCTACTACAGCAGTGTTCCACATATAATCATCATCTGAATACAGTGCGTTCTTCTCACAGGCAGTAATCATGTTACGCCCAATCTCTACAATCTTCATGACTGCTTCGTTGTTTTCATAGATAGATTTCTTCATTATTTTCTCCAATTACAGGTTGAGTGCACAGCGGCACAATTTTCTTGAGTCGTTGGGTGACCGTCTTTGTATAACAAAATATGGTCTCCGTGTACGTCCTCGTTGAACTCAGGCATTTCTTCCTTACAGATTGCACATATACCTTCCTGTTCATCGAATGCTATACGTACTTGGTCTCTAGTGAATATTCTTTGTTTGTCTTGCAGGACTTTAGAAAATCCTATCACGTTCATTTCGTCACGAATCAATTCAAGTGCAACTTTGGTATCTTCACCACCGTTACCTCTCATACGTAATTCGTAAGGTGAACCTGTCAAACCTTCCATTGCTGGAACCTTCTTCAAGTTGTCAACTGCCTTTCTGTAAACTTTAAGGAATTCAAGTGGGTCAATCTTGTTACCGTTTGCAGTAATCTCACCAACTAGGTAAGCATAATTTCTCCACTGCTTCAGTCCCATTTCTTTACCAGTCTTGACACCTCTAACTCCTTGGTTGACTAGAGACAATACTCTCTTGACGAAATTTGCATTGTCAAATTTCTCAGGACTATCTTCTGCTTGTTCTCTGTAGAAGTCAGTAATGACTTTACCAGTTG